CCGTTCTGGTAGACATCCATGTACAGGCTGTCAGAGTAGGTCAGCACCAGTGAGTCAGAGTCTGATCCGCTGAAGCTCGTTTGCCCCGCCGTGGCTTGATACACAAAGCGGTTGCGGACGCCAAACTCTGGGGATTTACCTATGTACGGCATTAAGCAAGGTCTCCACTTATTTGATTGGCAATGAACGTGACATCAAACTCTTGCCCGTCAGAGTTACAGAAGAAAGCGTTTACAGAATATGCCGTAGTCGTAAAATTCGGGTCTAGGGTATCGGAGTCAAAATTACTTCCAAAGTTAATCACCCTGCTACCTGATGCGGCGTTACTTTCTGCTGTACCACCACTAAAAGCATAATTTGTATTACCCATTGCGTTAGTCATAGTGACTGTGTAATTGCCTACAGAAACGTCTGTGAGACTACTGTGATTGAAGCTGTCACGGGCAGCTATGGTGCCCCTTCCGTTAAAGTTTACCCATGCCTTCGCCAGCCCCTGAGCAAGGTTAGTGGTTGCCGAGCCGCCCTCCGACCCGACAACCGTACCTTTTGTGAGATTGGTCAGCGCCATCTCTTACTCCCTATGCGTAAGGGCTATCGCCAAGCACAGACGTATCCCAAGCTGCCTTCAGCTTTGCAATCGTGTCTGCATCTGTGATTGCCTTTGCCGCTGGCGCATCGCGCAGCGCCTTCTTCTTGGCTACGGAAGCAGTCTTGGCAGACGCATCGTCAGCCTCAAGTGCCTTCATGTATACCACGTCCTCTGCCTCAAGCAGTGGCTGACGTACTTCACGGATTTTGTCCTTGAAGATTACTTTGGCTGCGTCCATGTCCTCAGAGATGACTTTGCCAGAAAGCGACCATGCACCACGAAAGTGACGGTCAGATGGAACGGTAGCGGTTGACGCATCAATCGAGTTACCGTCCTTGTCTACGATATATGTTGTTGCCATCAGGTTGCTCCTTATGCGGCTACAGTTTCATCAGTGGCTAGGTCTTCACTTATCTTCCAAGCATTGCGCCACTCTCTTGTGCCAGGAAGCTGTTCTTTGCGGCAAATCACCATCTTTGGTTTGTTGCCCTCGTTCCACACCCGCCATACGGACTGCGGCACGTCTTTCATAATCAGATACTCAATCGCCTGTTCTTCTGTCATCGCATCAACAGGCTTGGTGTTGTGCAACAGGTAGCCGCGAGTGTGCTTCGTAAAGCCCTCTTCGGCTTCATCCTTCGCCAACTCCCAGTACACTTCTACCGGCGGCAGGATGCCACCCTGCAATGCACACGCCATCCAGTTAGGGTCAGGCACCAATATCTTGGCGCACTCGTCTAGGCTGTCCTCATAGACAACCCGATAGTCTGACTGCACACCATCAAGGTTCTCTTTGGCCCAGCAGAGCCTGTCCCATAGATGTGTGCCTTGAAACTCTGGAGTCACTGTCATGCCATATCTCCAAATACAACAGAGCCGCCGATTGGCACATCAGCATCGCCGGTGGTTCCTACGTTAATGTAAGCTATTATGTGGCTAGTTGTTAAAACTGTTGAATCACCGTCAGATGAGTCAATACCGTTTGCAGCGCCACTATTGCTTGTACCTCTTTGCATCCGTCCCATAACCACACAAGTATAGTCATTGTTAGAAAAGGCATTTGTGTGATTGATTGTATATGTTCCGGTGTTGGTGTCGCCGATGCTAGACACGTTAAAACTATCTCGTGGAGTAATACCGCTAGTAGTGCCGTCAAAGTTTGACCGTACTTTGCCGACCCCTTCAACAACATTATCGGTAGTCACCGAACCCGCAGTCGAGTGCGTCAGGGTATCTGCTTTGAGTGTACCGAAGCTAGGCATTATGCAAGGTCTCCTGTAATCTGCACAAATGCTTCAGGAGGGTCGAAAACTCCAGTGCTTCCCCCTGCATTGAAGTTAGCAGTTACCCTTAATTCAGACGCAGACTTGGTGCCGCTGTCCCTTTGATACAAGGTAATATTGCCATCTGTGGTGTCATTATTTCTTTTTATAGCAGTGGTATAGCAATAATTTGCGTTGCCCATATCGTTCCCGATTGCGATAGTGTAGTCTCCTGTTCCATTGTCTGTAAGCCCACTAACATTAAAAGTGTCTAAAGTTGTTGCACCAGAAGCATCACCATCTATTGTCACCCAAGCCTTTATTAGCCCCTGTTGCAAGTTTGTGGTCGTCGAGTTGCCTTCACCCGTGACTGCAATAGAGCCAGCAGTGCTAGTACCAGTCAGCGTGTTTACAAGAATGGTACTCATGCTAGGTCTCCCACAATCATAGTAGACGCATAGGTGGCGTCATCCATTCCCGTGCCGGTAGTTTTATTCCTAGAACAATTCATAAAATCTACGTCGCCCGTTGTACGAGGATTTGCCTCGTCCCTGTGTAGCATCATTATAGGGGCATTGTTGTCATTGGCACCGTCACCAAATCCTTGTGCGCCAGCGGTAACAGCGTAATCGTCGTAGCTAAAAGAACTGGTAAATGCTACTGTAGTTAAGCCCGTCCCGTTGTCTGTAACGCCGCTGACGTTTAGGCTTTGTTGAATTGCTGTAGTCGTGGTTTCTGTCCAATGACACCACAGCTTCAACGCCTCCTGCTTCGTCAGCGTAGCCGCACCGCCGCTGGTGCTTTGGATGGTATCTGCCTTCAACGTACTCATAGCGTCACCAATGTCCCGCCGCTTTCAACGGTCAGGGTCACGCCACTGGCTACAGTGAACGGGCCTGTCACGTTTGCGTTCTCAGTTGCAAGAATAGTTATATTGGTCGTCAGTGACTGTGCGTTGGTGCGGAACAAGCCACCACCCTTGAAATTGCCCTTGTTGGCAGCAGCCGGTGTCACCGATGACGCGGCCACGCCAAGGTAGATAACAAATATATTGCCTGTTCCACTGGATGGGGCAGCAGTGAATGTCAGGGTTGTGCCATCCGGCACGGTAAACGCATCCACGCTTTCCTGCACAACACCATCAACAGAAACGATGATGTCCTCTTGCGCCACAGTTTGATTTAGCGTGAAGGTCGTAGTTGACCCATCACCATTAAACTCTTGTGTCGCGGGACGCGATTGGAACTGTGAAACTACAGGATTGCCGATGAAAGGCATCAGGTGATCTCCATTACCGAAAGCGCCACATCTGTTGCACCGCTTGCAGATACTTTGATTTCATCTGTCGTTTCCAAAACCACTTTGTTGCCAGCCAACAATTCCAAACTAGACGCTGCTGGTATGGGTGCGTTTGTGACCAACTCAACCGCCTGGTTGGCTTCATCATTTGCACCTGATCTTGCGGCGGTGTCTGTGTTTAGCGTGACCGTTGCAGTTACCTGGCTCGTTGTAGTGTTACCCAACACAAGCCCTAACACAACTGTCGTCGTCGAGCTTGCTACAGTGTAGATGACATCTAACGATGTCACCCCCGCCTTGGTTATGACCTTGAAAGTGTTTGCCATTGTTGTCTCCTATCCAAGCGCTATGGCTAACGCAGTTGCCTCATTTGCCGCAGCGGTGGCTGTGGTCGCGCCGATATCTGACAAAACCTCTGCATTTGATCGGCTTTCCAAACCGTTTGCAGTAAATCGCGCGTATTCGTCATCAGCCACGGATGCACTGTCAATCTTCACTGCGTTAGTGTTTGAAATACCAAAGGTCAAAGATGCCTGAGCGCCGATGTCTGACAGCACCTCAGATGCTGAACGACCCTCAACTTTTGTACCATCTACGCGCAGAAAGTCGTTGTCTGCCACGCCTGTAGTAGCTTGGAAAATGTTGTTTTCAGATATGCCAACACTTGGAATAGATGCCGCCGACGACGCCGCTGACGATGCAGATGAAGCCGCCGCTGTAGCGGATGTTGCCGCAGCCGTAGCTGATGTCGAGGCATTTGATGCCTGGGTCGAGGCCGTTGAGGCGCTTGTAGAGGCATTTGACGCCTGAGTTGACGCAGTTGAGGCGCTGGATGCCGCCGCGGTAGCTGATGATGCAGCATTTGTGGCACTTGTGGTCGCAGACGCGGCATCAACAATCAGGTCATACTTGGCGCTGTTTGCGTTTGTGGTAAGGGGCTGTGCGCCAGAGCTTGTGTGCGCCGTGTTGACGATAAAAATATTGTTTGTGCTGGTGTCTTTGACCAAATCACGCACTGCATATGCGGTGCTTGCAGCCCAATCGCCTTGGAAAGTGCCGATCTCTTGCGTAACCGCAAGCTCTCCGCTGGAATCAAAAGCAAATATCTTGTTGGCTCTTGTTGCCGCTGGCACCGTAAACTCTGTGCTAGTCATCGTGTTGGCACGCGACAGCTTGATAGAGCGGTCAATCTCTTCCTGAGTGTCTTGAGATATAAGGGTGAGTTTATCTAGCGCGTCTTCGTGCGTTGCGGCGGGGAAGGGGTCGTTTGGCGTGTAGTCTGTAGCCTGCGTAAGCGGTGTGTTTCGCAGCAAAAGAACAGTCTCGCCTGACGCTGGGATGTTGCCAGATGTGAATGTGATGGTGCCGCCGCCTGCGTTACCCACACCGGACACTGTGTAGTGCGTGGTCTTGGTTTTGACGGTTTCTGTTCCCGTCGAGTCAGTGCGGATAATAACCGTAACATCGTCATCATCAAAAATCTTGAACGTATAGCTGAAGGCAGACGTACTACCGTTGCCACTATAACTGTTCTTAGTTGTGAGACTGCTGACCGTCATTTGTTACTCCTTCACCGCAATATACCCTATTACCTTACAGCCTGACTAGGTGGGAAGTAAAACTCCTGCCCTGTCTCTCTTTGCATGCGCCTTTCCATGCGTTGCAAATATCCTGGGTTTGCAAACTCTTGTAGCTCGTAGACAAACAAATAATCTAAAGCTAACTTGGTATAGAACAGATTTATGAAAGGCGTGTTTCTCAACGCTAATCTCACAGTGTCCGCTGTTGCATCGTCGCCATCACGAAACTTTGCAAAAATCTTCAGCAAATCATTTGCAGTGCCAAGTGTAGGCCCAGCAAGTGTTTCTAGCGGACTTTGCCCAAACCTGTTGAACTCACCAAAAATAAAGTCGCCGTATATTCCCGCGCCACCGCCTTGCACAAATGCTCTTGTAAGAGTTTCTGTGTTGAGCGTGTAGTCGTCGTCAAAAACATCTTGCGGTGAGCGCCCTTTCAAAACATCTTTTGTGGCGTTTGCAAGGTATCCGAGCATGGTTGTGCCAACCATCATTTTTGCAAGCCCTACAACCCCGCCACTCGCAAGCTGTCTGTCCATGCCTTTCATCACATATGTGATAGGAAATCCCTTCAACTGCATCACAAGCCTGATTGCCTCTCCACCGACTGTGCCGCGTGGCAATCCTTGGTTCATAAGAGCGCGTTCTCTTGCGCCTGGCGTTGGAATGGCTGTGTCTGCACTGTCTGTTAAATATGCTGCAAACTTTGTGCGCAACTCGTCTTTGAAATCCTGACGCATGGCATCAGTGACATTCAATGTATTTCGTCTGTCTCTGATAATTGGGTCAATGACATCATTTGCAAGCTCATCCATCTGATTTGGGATAACGTATCGCCTGCCGTCTACGGCTTTGTTGTCAAGTGTGCGCAGCAAGCCCCACTCTGTTTCACCAATCCCATATAAACGCAGCAGACGTTGAGTTTCTCCAGGTACTTTATCAAAGCCTTTCCTTGAATAATTTGCGAGATCGGCAGATAACATGCGTGCAATGCCGGTTTTTTGCGCATTGTTCCACCAGGCCATGCCATTTAAGCGGAAAAACATTTGATGCGCCTTGGCTATCTTGCCTGGTCCGCTATCATTTGCGCCGAATCTAGCGTGAACGTCTCCCAGCATGTTTTCGACGCCAACATTCAAAAGAAACGCAAGCTCTTGCTGTTCTTTACTATTGAACAGCCTGAATGTGTCCTTCAACGCAACCGCGTAAGAGCCAAAAATACCGCGTTCTGTGTTTGAATTAATAAAAGCTGCCTTTGTGCCAAGATCAGATATAGACGAGATCGTAGCAAACCCTAGCTTTGCCATGTTCTGGATCATTCGCGCACCAGCGGCGATTCCTGCGAAATCAGTGTTCAATCCCCACACGGGTTGCCCTGCGCCCCTTGCGCGTGTTGTGCCATCAAGTTCCGCAAACTGAGTTTTGAGGCGTCTTACGCTAATTTTGCTAAAGGCTTTTGCATCTGGTTTTGCTTGTTGTTGCAAATCAGCTAAAACAATTTGAAACATGCGCTGTGGGTTGGTGCCAAACACTTCCATCAAGCCAATCGACTGAGCGTCATGTGTGATGCTGTTCAGCACAGATTCAGAAAAACTCATACGACTGTATTTTTGGGCGTATTCGTATGCTGTTTTGCCGTCTCTGAAGTGAATAATTCTTTCACTACTTAGTCTTTTTGCAAGATTTCTTGGTCCTTTGAACTCCGATAGCTGGTCAATAATCCCATCATCACCATACAGTGCGTCTGTTTTTTGATGGTTGCCTGTAGCTAGATTGTCGTAAATATTTCCAAGAAACTCATCTTCGCTCATTCTGGGCGGCTTGCTTTCAAACGTGCGCTCACGATTGATAAGCTGTTTTACCTCGTCAATCCATTGTTGCTTGCCAGCAGCGCGTATCAAGATTGAGTCATGGGACTGACGCACAACATAGTTTTCAAGCTCACCAATGTTTGCGCCATTTCTGTTTTTTCGATCTAGCAAGCGCTTTTGGATACGGCGCACACTTTCAGCTATCTGTCGCGCCTCCTTGCTGCCGCTTGTGCCTAGACCATCAAAAAGCTCTCTGTAAATCTCTGCATCAAGCTCATTGCTCTTAAACAACGCCAGCAAATCATTCTTTCGCAAATCAGCCGCCAGCATGCCAACGTGATCTGTCATAATGGACTGCTGCCTTGCATCTACACTGAACAGACCGCGCCTCGCATCCCCCACCATCAAAGCAGAAAGTGCCTTTCCAGGGTTTGCTGTGTCAGCTTTTACAGCCGCAATGATGTTAGAGTATGCACGAGCGTTAATAAGCTGGTTTCTTTTTTGTATTGCCGCTGCGATCTTTGCTTGTTCAGTGATCTTTGCGGCCTCTTGATAGAGGTCCTTGAGCGTTTCATCACCGATGACGCCTCCGCGATTGGCAATCTTTTGCTCCATGACCTCAAGGATATCTTGAAGCTCTTCTTTCAACAGGGGGATGTCAAATTTCTTTGTAACCTTTTGCAGGTTTGCCAGACAAATTTTGCTCATCGCTTGTAGTTCCTGTTCATACAGTCAGCAGCCAAACGAGTGACCTCCTCAAAGTTTCCTGACTTTGCGATCAAATCATCTGCCGCATTAATCTCATCCTGAAACCTAGCTGGAATACCTTCAGCTGAGTTTTCCAAATCCTGTAATATCAGTTGATTTTCAGCTTCTAAATTATTCAAGGCCATAGCTTCCAAGCTATCTCCAGCCGCGTCCATCTCTTGCAAAACGGCCTTATGGTCAACCATGTTGCCTAGGTTGTAATCAAGCGCCCTTGCTTCATCTCTTTTGTCGTAAAACTCTTGTTCTGTTAAATCGCCCTGACGTTGTGCTGTGTTAAAATCTATTGCGCTCTGACGATCTACGGACTCTGCCAAAGCGCGTAAGAACACCTCGTCAGTCATGCCAGCAGGGTTGATGCCAGCCTCATCTGCTAACGCAGCGAGCTCTTGTGATCTTTCATATGCGCTGACCTCTACAGCATCAAACTTTGAAAAAACACGACCAGAGTGACGATCTTCTGCTATTGCCTCAAGCAAGTCTGCTACGCCAGTGTCGTCAGGGCGTCCCTCTAGGGCATCATCAATGTATCCCTCTTCTCTGGCGCGAGTGAGCAAGTCATCAAGTGACTTTCCATTTTTGCGTCCGATTTGCAGAAACGCCTTGTCAAATATTGCCCTTACATCCCCGATGTTGGCATCGTCCAGCGCAATGCCGCCCTCATCTCTGATGAATTGAATCAAAGACTTTGGCTTTGGCGTTCTTAGAACCTCTGGACGCGCTCGACCCTTTGTTGGGTATTGCGGCACCTCCTCAATGCCTGGAGCCGGGTCGTCGATGACTGTTTCAGTCTGAACATTGCCCTCTTCATCAAAAGTGCGCTCAACAGCCCTCACTGTAGGATCGTATTCCTTTACTGCCCTGGCGCGTCGAATCACATCATCCGCAGCAAGATTTACTGTCGTTTGATGCAAAGCGCCGCCGCTGACCTCCTGGTCTGTAGCCGCTTGCACAATCGCTGTTGTCAGAGCCTGGTCTTTGACATCTTGGCGTGAAGCGTTGATGCGGTCAGATATCTTGCCAAATCCAACATGCAAGCCACCGCCAAGAACGCCACCAAAGGTAACATTCAGAAAACTATCCATCAGGCCATAGTCACGGTCTTGCTCATAAAAAGCCTGACCGATTATCAAAGGCTCAACTAGGGCAGCACCAGCCACACCATCCGTCGCGCCTGCAACAAACCGTCCTCCATTTTTACCAAACCTGGCCGAAAAGGTGGCACGACGCGCCGTCGTCAGCGTTGGCACTAGCTTCGCAGCCACTGCACCTGGCACAAAAGCTGAAGCGATATTTATTGGGTCAAGCAAACTGCCAGCAAGGCCAACACCAAATTGTGCTGCACCTAAGGCAATGCCGCCTTTTGTGCGACTCAAAGTAAGGTTGATCGCGTCTCGCCTGTCCTGACGCTCCGCAAGCAATTTTGCCACGCCCTCTTTGATGCCTTCGGGGCCAACCTCAATGCCCTCTCTAAAAAACTCACTTTCGGAGTATTCTTCTTGAGTCAAGATTCGCCCAGGCTGCTTTGCCGCCATCCGTTGCTCAAAGAAACGATCAACAGCGTTTGTCGGATTGTAGTAAAACGTCTGATCTAGCGTTGCTCCCAAAACATCAAGCGT